GCCAGTTACGCATGGTCTGCCTATGGTTAGCCAGCGCGCGGTGTTTAGGATGGTTAGCCAGCAAGTTTTTGGTGTACCTGCCGCTATCCTTGCTTGCCTTGTACGCACCCGCTACTTCCTCACTGATACCCTTATCCTGTTTGGTAGCAGACCATACTTTGATGTCGATATTGACCAGTACGCCCGATGACGCAAGGCTTACCACATGGTCTGGTGATTGAATTTCCATCTCATTTCTCCAGTATGTTTAACACATTAACAATGGCGCTCTGCGAACGCCCACCAACATTCCAACGCTTAATCTTGTTTGTATCCTTACCGCCCTCCCCACAAAAGTTATGACCGTCTTTCCAGTTGTAAATCGTAGCCACGACGCCATCCGAAAACTTAACTTCCCACTCGGCGTCTGTCTTGCACCCGTCGCCTTCAGTAGGCTGTCCGAATAGTCTGACCAATTGTTTATAGTCGGCTCCGACTCTCCCCTGCAAGCATGTGCCGTCAATATCAATGTACGTATCGTTGTGTGTTTCGTATTTCATTTGATTGCCCCTTTTAGTTCCTCCACCACTTCGGTAAAGTTTTTAACTTGTTCATCCGTGGGCTTGACGCCCGTGCGTAGGTACACATCCAAAATAAAACTCGTCTCCTGCAACGCTTTGCATACACTAGCGTAAGCCTTATGGGCTAGGGCTAACTGCTCTGGCTCGGTTGCAGGGTTCTCCAACATCTTGAGGATTGTCTGCTTCATGTGCTCGTGGTTCTCAAGCATGTCCATCCATCGTTGCTTGTGAATTTTTGTGTACAAATCTAATTCCCTTCTCATTTGACTAACCCGCCTTTGTTGTTGATGCCGACAAGGTCGGCTTTCTGTGTGAATAGCATATAGTTTGACTTGTGCATGGGTGCGACGCACCAATGTTTCCTAGCGGCTTTGGCTTGCGCCTCGCCACACTCAAGGCAAACTCGGAACCCCGCTGCTTTCCTAGCGGGTGCGTATGTCTCGCCGCAGTCGCGGCAAATCGGCTTCATCTTTGACATGGTTAGTTACTCCGCTGTAGTAAGTCGTCGATGGTTGCTTGTTCCATTGGCACTTCGTGTATTGAATACTCGTGCCATTCGTCTTGCACCTCATCGCCCAACTGAGCAATGTGTCGCTCATAGTCAGCGGTCTGCTCGTTGTAGTACGCACCAATCGGCACGTTGCTACGCATAAGTATGTATGCCTTGGGATGCGGTGGTAATGTCAACCCCGCCTCGGCGTGTTGTATAAGTAATTGCTTGAAAGCGCCCATAACTATCTCCTTACTGATGCGTCAGAGGTGTCTGACACGTTAAACAACTGAATTGAACTGAATGCCACTATGCTCGGTTGCTTCCCGACCATATGTATATTATATAGTAGTTTGTCAACTTGTGCAAGTGGTTTACCTAACTTTCTTGTTCACACGTTTCGGTGTACATCCACACGCCGTGGTCATAGCCACATTTATAGGCTATGCGCTCATCATCCGATTTGTTAAGTGATATGTTTACACGCTCACCCCTGAAAAACCCATCGTCCAAGCCACGCTCGTATGCGCTAAGTATTTCTATGTTCATTTGCTTTCTCCTTCCAAAAGTTCATCGGGCACTTCCACCTCGTCGCCCAACTTGCTGGCTACATAACAACGCATGGCGGCGATTAGGGGCGTTGGGCCAGTCCCTTTTTTCCACCCATCTAAACCCGTCCACTCATCTTCATCTCCTAAATAAATAGCAATCTGCTCCCGCTCAATAATCGGCCCACCCTGCCCCCAGTCGGTTGATGGTGTGTAACCTCCCTCTTTAATAAAACCAATGTCAAGCGCATCGCCATTGACAACCCCTTCACACTTTCCCACCGCCCAATCGAGCGCAACCCCGCTTAGTTCATTTGTCTTTACTTTCATTTGCTTTCTCCTGTTACTGCGTCAGACCAGTCTGACCACTTCCCCATAAACACACACTCGCCAATCTGTTTCCCCTTATGCGTGTAGTAGGTCTCTCCGCATCCCGCCATCCACTCAACCAAGATGACAAACATACCAACCCACAGCGCCAAGCAAGACACAAACACAGCGGTACTCTTAATGAACCTTATCATCGTCGCACTCCTCAACTGCCGTCACCCGCGCAGATATTCTTTGCTTAGATATGAAGTCCAGCAGGTACCACAGTTTGTGACCGATGTCCCGCATGGCATCGCTACCGGCGTGTAAGTCTTTGCTTAGTTTGTCAAGAGCCATGTATTGTTCATTGTCAATAAAGAATCCGTCGAGTTCCATCATTACTCTCCTGTTAGTAAACTTTTACGTGAAGTGATTCTCTCGTGAGCCTGTATGAGCCTGTCTTAAAAGATGCGGCAACCGCCAGCGGCTAACGAACAGCGATTAATCGGTGTAATCAAGCGGTCGTGCAAGTCGCGGATTGAGTCGTACTTTCTGCCGTTTATCTTAATCTCCGCCCGGTCGTCCAGCGCATGTTGCTTTACAAACTCAAACACTTGAAAGCAAGCGTCATGCAATTCGTAAGGTGTCACAGTGGTGACTTCCATACCGCGCTGGGTCTTGATGTTGTATAGCGTGATTGTGTATTCCATGTCGTTCTCCAGTTTGTGATTGCAAACGTCAGAGGGGTCTGACGCACTACTTAACGGTGATGTACTTTTTGTTCCCCACCGTCTTTATATTATATACTAGATTGTCAACTTATACAAGTGTATTATGTAACTATTTTGGGATAGGACGGCAGGGTTTGTCTAGCGGGGAACTCGGTTTTGTTCCGTTGTTCCATTTCGGGGTGGTATTACTTGGAACAGATGGAACAAGATTTTTGTAAGAGTAAAGGTTTTAATTTAGGTTGAAAAGTGTTAAAATAGAGGAGAGAGAGTAATAATAATATAATATATATAATACTTCTGTTCCGTTGTTCCACGATTTTCAGGGTATGGCTGGAAAATTCAATTTGCTGATTTGCAACGCAATATGCTGTCGAACGATCAGGTTTAATTTTTAAAAAAGTCATGTAATACCTAAAAATCGTGGAACAACGGAACAGAATCGCTGGAAGCCGCATAAAACCTGGAAATTCTTGTTCCACGCCATATCCGAAAATTGGAACAAATGCAGAACATCGCTGGAACAAGGCTGATTTTGTAATACTGTTTACCTAGTGTCAGAGGGGTCTGACGCGTTATTTATTGCGTCAGCCAGACTGACGCGCACGCGCGAGGAAAAATAACTGGTTTCAAAAACGCTGGGCGAAAAAAAGCCCCAGCACCAACTTGGCGCTGGGGCATAGTCAACTTAGGCTTTCCAGATTGACATAAAGGCAGATACGGCATTGTTAAACTTGTCTAAGTCTGCCGTATCATCATGGCGCAAACGCTTAGCGTTTTTGCATCGGGTTTTTAAGTCACTAAACACATTGTCAACGTAGTCAGTAAAGTCAACGGGTTTTGCTTTTTCTTTTTTCTCAGGCTCCACACACTTACGCACTGCCCTCAGTAGAGCATTGCGCCGGGCAGACTTGTATTGCCCCCATTGCCTATGCAACGCACGGGCTATGTCAACCATAACAGGCTCAGTTGCTCTAAGTGAGTTCAGTTGCTGGGGACTATATGACATAGCCCACGCAAGCGTTGCAATTAATGCGGGCTTGCCTTTGCCCTTTATGGGTGTCCAGTCATTAGAGTAACCCACAGGCTCACGCAATTCTTGGAAGCGTAGAGCGAAGCCCTCATCCAACTCTGCAAACTTGTCATTGTCAGTTGCAACCACGTTGACAAAATCAGGGCAACGCTCTAGCACTTTGCGCGCTATTTCTTGGGTTGCTTCTTCAGACTGGGCAAACTGATAACCAAGTGTTTTCAAACTATCCATTGTCATTCTCCAAAAAAACGGATACACCGCGCATCCGCTCATTATGTATTACCGGATATGGGGGAGCATTGTCAACTGTCTGAGGGGTCTGACACATTAAATAGTCCGTCAGGCACGCTGACACGCACGCGCGAGGAAAAATAACTGGTATCAATGGGCCGAAAAAAAACCCGACCAGCCAAGCGGCTGGTCGGGTCTAGGGTTAACCGCCGGAGACCGGGCGGTTATAGGCGGCTTTGAAGGCCACAATCGCCGACTCGATTCGGGTCAAGTCAGCGGTAGCATCGCCACGATTCGATGACGTCTTGCATCGCGCTTTGATTGACGTAAGGGTATCGTCTAGATACTTGGCAAAATCAGCCGCCGGGTTTCGGGTAACCGACTCGCCGTTTCTTTCCTTCTCGATTCGCTTTAGTTCACCAATCAGGCGGTTCTTAAGCGCATTGAAGTACTTGCGGAACCGGGTATGCAAGTCAAATAGAACGTCGCGCTTAACCGGGTCATCTTTCTTAAGTGAATTAAGCGCTTGCGGCGAGTAAGACAACGCCATGGCCAGAGTCGCGACCACTGCTGGTTTGTCATCTTGAGTCGGTATCCATTCGCTCGAATACCCTACCGCCGGGTTCATTTCCTGCCACTTGAGCGCGGCGCCTTCCTTCATCTCGCTTAGGACTTCCTCGCTGATTTCATCAGCCGTGGCGAGTGATGGGTTCTTTTCGTACACCGCCTGAGCGATTGTCCGCATCGACTGGCTTGCGCTTGCGAATTTATACGTCAGGTTTTTATACGAATCAGAACTCGAAACAACCGCCTCAGCGGCTAACTTAGGTTTGGTTACCATCTTGATTTCTCCTAGAAGTTAAAAAACGCCGGGCGTTTTCGCGTCCGACAATTATCTTTTACCGGGTTTGTTTGGGGTTTGTCAATTGTCCGGGGGGTCTGACGCGGTAGGTAAGGCGTCAGCGGCGCCGCCGCGCACTCGCGTGGGGGAAAATAACTGGTATCAAAACCCCAGACACAAAAAAAGCCCCGACGCGCTTGGCGCCGGGGCTTGGCTAAAAAGCTATAACGGGACGGCTGGGAACTCGCCTAACCGAGCCAACTTACCCATCGCAAACTCATAGTCCTTCTTTGTTGTTTTCAGTATCACCCTTATCCCTGTCTCTTCCATTTGGTCTTTTACTTTCTCCATTTCAGTCCTGCATCTATCTTCTCCTCTCTCCAGAAGCGCCTTCGTACGCAACTCGTAGTAGCGGGTGTGCAATTTGTCAACGTAAACAATCAAAGCCTGCAGTTCTTGCCTAGATGTCTTATCCGTGAATATCATGTCTTCTCCTTAGAGTGGGGGGCTTGCGCCCCCCTTGGTTTAGGACTTGGTGTACTTCACCACTTCCGGCTTGCGTAGGATTGGGTAGATGACCGCAATCACATCCTTCTGACCTCGGTAGGCTTGCGCCCACTCAACTGCACTCCGCTTAGTCCAAGCGGTGTGGGACTTTTTTAGGTCGCCCCACTTAACCTCGGTGCGATATAGCATATCGTCTCCTTAGTTAGAACAGCACCATTGCTGTTCATGGTTATCTTCTACCTGATGGGGGTAGGGTTTGTCAAGTTGGTGGGGGGTCTTACCCCACCGGAGGGGCACCCCCTCGGCGCGCCGCGTTGCTATCGTGTACTACATACTTAATAATTTGCACAAATAACTACACAATTTCCCAACTTTCGATATAATCCCCTTGAGCAGTTCCTCCTGCTTTCTCCTCCCTCTCTTCCACAGAGAGTTAGGCCCCCCCGGGGGCCTTCTTTTTTTCCTCCCCCCACAAAGTCGCCATTTCTAGAAACACCCCCCGTCAGGAGTCCCAACCTCCTCGGGAAAACCCCAATATATTTTCTAGCGGCCATCGGTAGAGTTGGCTCTGGGGGCTAGGGATTATTCATTAACCTAACTTTTCTATCTCCAAAGTTGACCCGACGCCCCCACCCCTTGCATATTTGTATATTTGTGGTACAGTCCGTAGAACTTAAGGAGTGCCCGTCTTCCTCCTATGACGACTTTAGTTGCGAATATACAGCCCAACGTACCGCTTCCGGCTACGGCCACTGAGGCGTTTCCGCCTCTTACTGATCTCGAAGAAATCGAGATGCGCGGGCGCACAGTCAAGATGATTGCCGACATAGAAGGCAAGCCTATTGAGCCTAACGAAGACCACAGGGCGCAGGCTTCTGCGTTAGCACAGCAAGTTATGTCTGACTCTTCAGTGCGATTGAATTTGAACGACTACCCCAACGAGACGATGGCGTATCTAGCGGGTATGGTGACCGCGTATCAGGCTGATTTAGTCAAGGAACTAGCGGATCTCAAGCGCTTCGTTATCAATAAGCTAGTGAAAGAGACAGACCATCCCGATGCAAAGATAAGGGTGGCTGCGCTTACAAAACTCGGCGAAGTTGACGGCGTAGATGCATTCAAGAAGCGCTCGGAAGTTACGGTTAAGCAGCAATCTATTGAAGAAGTAGAAAAAGAACTACTAGATACATTAGAGCGACTGCAAAAGCGCACCATAGACGTAGAAGTCGTAGAAGTGAAGAATGAGAATAACGCCTGACCAGATAAATACTCTGCGGGCCTTGCTTCCAACTATGGGAGAGGCAGAGAAAAGGCGTACGCTAGACCTGCTTAAGGAGTGGGATAGCCAGACAGTTCAGTTGGTTGGCAAAGATTCGCTGCTAGAGTTCGCCGATCACGTGTATCCGGGGTACAAAGTAGGGCCACACCACCGCAGATTGGCCAAAATCTTTGAAGAAATAGCCCTAGGCAGGAAAAAACGGGTCATTGTTAACATAGCGCCGCGCCATGGTAAGTCAGAGCTTATAAGTTATCTGGCTCCGGCGTGGTTTTTAGGCAAATTTCCACATAAAAAGATCATTATGGCGTCGCACACCGCTGATTTAGCGGTGAATTTTGGCCGTAGGGTGCGAAATTTGGTCAGTGCGGACGCTTACAAAGACATTTTTCCGCAGGTTGAGCTGCAATCGGACTCGAAATCGGCATCTAGGTGGGGTACAAACTTCCAAGGTGAGTACTTTGCCATCGGTGTTGGCGGTGCGCTGGCTGGACGCGGCGCAGATTTGTTCATTATTGACGACCCGCACTCCGAACAAGAGGCTAAAACCGGGCGTCCAGACGTATTTCTGCCCGCATGGGAATGGTTTCAGTCTGGGCCTATCCAGCGTTTGATGCCGGGCGGCGCGATTATTATTGTTATGACCCGCTGGTCTAAATTGGACTTGACTGGGCAGATTATCAGTCAGATGGGCCGCGAAGAAGGCGTAGATGAGTGGGAAGTTGTTGAATTTCCAGCGATTTTGAACGAAAAACCGCTATGGAGCGAGTTTTGGACACTAGAAGAGCTACTAGCTAAGAAGGCTGGTATGGATGTGCGGTACTGGGAGGCCCAGTATATGCAGAATCCGGTGTCTGAAGAAGGCGCCCTGATAAAAAGAGAGTGGTGGCAGACATGGGAGAATAGCGATCCACCGCCTTGTGAATTTATCATCATGAGTCTGGATGCGGCCCAAGAGGCAAACAACCGCGCTGACTACAACGCCCTGACTACGTGGGGCGTATTCATGAATGAAGAGACGGGGGCGTACAACATTATTCTTTTGAACGCCATAAAAGAACGTCTAGAGTTTCCGCAGCTAAAACAGATGGTGCTAGAGCAGTACGCTCAGTGGGAGCCAGATGCGTTCGTGGTGGAGAAGAAATCCAACGGCGCGGCGCTGTACCAAGAGCTAAGGCGGATGGGCATACCCGTTGGGGAGTTTACTCCTACCAAAGGACAAGATAAGATTAGCAGGGTAAATGCGGTTTCCGATATGTTTTCGTCGGGCATAGTCTGGGCGCCGAACCGTAGGTGGGCGAGGGAAGTGGTTGAAGAGTGCAATGACTTTCCGAGCGGGGCTAACGACGACTTAGTTGACAGCACAACACAAGCGCTGCTGCGCTTCAGACAGGGCGGCTTTATCCGTCTGCCGACGGATGAGCCAGAAGATATTCGGTATTTCAGAAGCTCTAGCAGAGAGCGCTACTACACAGTGTAAGGACAGAACATGGCCACAAGTGGAATTGATAAAGGTTTGTATGCGGCTCCCGTCGGGCTTGAAGAGGCCATGATGGATGAACCCGAGGTCGAGATCGAGATCGAAGACCCGGAGAAAGTCTCTATTGAGATGGGTGGTATAGAGATTGAGCTAGAGAAAGCCGAGCCGACCGCAGAAGACTTCGATGCCAACCTCGCCGACTTCATGGGCGATCAAGAGCTAGAAGAATTGAGCAGTGATTTGCTAGCTGATTTCGATAAGGACGTAGGCGACCGCAAGGAATGGATGGAGACATACGTCGAGGGCATGAAGCTCTTGGGCCTTAAGTATGAGGAACGTACGGAGCCTTGGGAAGGTGCCTGTGGTGTATTCCATCCGATGCTCACTGAGTCCGTGGTGCGCTTTCAAAGCGAGGCGATCATGGAGACGTTTCCTGCCTCCGGCCCGGTTAAGACCCAAATTTTGGGCGCAATAACCCCTGAAAAAGAAGACGCCGCAGAACGTGTACGTGACGATATGAACTACGAGCTGACCGAGGGGATGCCCGAGTATCGGCCCGAACACGAACGCATGCTGTGGAGTCTACCAATTTCTGGTTCGGCGTTCAAGAAGGTTTATTACGATCCGGGCAAAGGTCGTCAAGTTGCCATGTTTGTTCCCGCCGAGGACATCGTAGCACCCTATGGCGCGTCTAGCCTAGAGAATGCCGAGCGTGTCACGCACGTGATGCGTAAGACTAAGAACGAGGTTCTTAAGCTGCAGGCCGCTGGGTTCTATAGCGATGTTGACTTAGGCGAGCCGAGCAGCGAGCTAGACGATGTAGAGAAACAGAAAGCCAAAGAGCAAGGGTTCTCTGCTTCACAGGACAATCGCTTCCGTATCCTTGAGATGCACGTCGAGCTAGACCTGCCGGGGTACGAGGATAAAGATAAGAAGGGTAAGCCTACTGGCATTGCGCTGCCATACGTGGTGACCCTTGAGAAAGGCACTGGGGCTATCTTGTCTATCCGTCGCAATTGGCGTGAAGACGATGAGTTAATGACCAAGCGTATGCACTTCGTGCATTATCAATACATCCCGGGCTTTGGGTTCTATGGGTTTGGTCTGATTCACTTGATCGGTGGCTATGCTAAGTCAGCCACGATGTTGATTCGGCAGTTAGTAGATGCCGGTACGCTCTCTAACTTGCCCGGCGGCTTGAAATCACGCGGGCTGCGGATTAAAGGCGACGATACCCCCATTGCTCCCGGTGAATTCCGTGACGTGGACGTCCCGAGTGGCAGCATCCGTGACAACATCCTCCCCCTGCCGTACAAAGAGCCGAGCCAAGTGCTCTATGCACTCTTCCAAAACATCGTCCAAGAAGGCCGTGCGTTTGCCTCTGCCGGGGACTTAAACGTAAGCGATATGAGCGCCAATGCCCCCGTGGGTACGACGCTTGCGATTCTTGAGCGTATGTTGAAGGTGATGGGCGCTGTGCAGGCCCGCTTGCACTACTCTATGCGTCAAGAGTTTAAGTTGTTGAAGGGTGTCATCCGTGACTACACCGACGATGACTATGACTACAAGCCCGAGACCGGCGGTCGTAAAGCCAAGGGTGTTGACTACGACGTGACCGACGTCATTCCGGTAAGCGACCCCAATGCGTCAACGATGGCGCAGAAAGTTGTCCAGTATCAAGCCGTGATGCAGTTGGCTCAAGGCGCCCCACAGTTGTACAACTTACCGCTGTTGCACCGCCAGATGATTGAGGTGTTAGGCGTTAAGAACGCCGACAAGCTGGTGCCGATTGAGGATGACCAGACCCCGACCGACCCGGTGCAGGAGAACCAGAACATTCTGACTGGCAAACCTGTCAAGGCGTTTATAGAGCAGGATCATAAGGCCCACATTGCTGTACACCAAGCAGCCATGCAGGATCCGAAGATTATGCAGATCGTGGGGCAGAACCCGATGGCTCAGCAGATGCAAGCGACGATGTTGGCGCACATCAACGAGCACGTGGCGTTCGAGTATCGCAAACAGATCGAAGAGCAGCTTGGCCTGCCGATGCCGTCCGAAGAGCAGAACAAAACGATGCAGCCCGAGGTGGCGGCAGAAGTCGCTCAACTTGCAGCCAAAGCATCCGCCAGACTTCTCCAGCGTGACCAAGCAGAAGCTCAACAGGCTCAGGCTCAACAGCAGGCGCAAGACCCAGTGCTGCAGATGCAGATGCAAGAACTCCAGATCAAGATGAAGAAGATGGAGCTCGAAGAGAAGAAACTCGCGGCTGATACCGCTGCCAAAGCAGACCAGCTTCTCATCGAGAAAGAGCGTATCGCGGTACAAGAACGTATCGCCGCAATGCAGGTTGGCGCTAAAACAGCGGTTGATAGGGCTAATTTGAAGTCGAAAGACCAACTTGAGGGGGCCAAACTAGGAGTACAGATCGCTAAAGAGCGTGCCCAGATGGCCCAGTCCCGTCAACAAACCAAGAAATAAATGGACGATAAAGTAATCCAATACCTGCTCGTTGAGTTCGACAAGCTCCGGGCAGAGCAATCTGTGTTTCTCAACTCCGGTAGAGCGGCGGACTTCGCCGAGTACCGGCATCTCTGTGGCGTAATCCGGGGTCTTACGCATGCAGAGTCTATTGTCAAAGACCTTGTGCAAAGAATGGAGCGTTCTGATGACGACGACTGAGTTCGACACTGCGGCTGTGGATTTATCCAGTGTTTTGGGGGCGACCCCGGAGCAAAAGGCCAAGCAGTTGCCTGACCCTAAAACCTACCATCTTCTGTGCGTAGTTCCAGAAGCAATGGAGGAATTCTCTGAAAGCGAAAGCGGCATTATTAAAGCTGGCTCTACGATCCACTACGAAGAGGTATTGACCCCCGTTCTGTTCGTCGTCAAGGTTGGCCCAGATGCTTACAAAGATACGACTCGGTTCCCCAGTGGGCCGTCGTGTAAGCAAGGCGATTTCATCGTCGTGCGACCGAATTCAGGCACCCGTCTGAAGATTCATGGCCGTGAGTTCCGCATCATCAACGATGATTCGGTCGAGGCGGTTGTGGAAGATCCCCGTGGCATCTCACGTGCGTAAGGAGTAATTTATGGCACAGAAAGAGTTTGAAGGTGAAGAATACAAATTCCCTGACGAAGCAGATGAAACTGTCTCCGAAGAACAAAATGCGGAAGAGAAAGAATTCTCTTTCGAGGTTGAGGATGACACCCCTGAAGAAGACCGAGGCCGCAAAGCTGGCGACCCCCCAGAAGAAGTAACTGAAGAAGAGTTAGCTTCTTACGACGAAAAGGTACAAAAACGAATAAAAAAGTTTACACGTGGGTACCATGATGAACGACGGGCTAAAGAAGCAGCCATGCGTGAGCGTCAAGCTGCAGAGGAATATGCCAGACAGCTATTTGAGCAAAACAAAAAGCTCCAAGAGAAGCTTGCCTCAGGTAGTCAGGAGTACATAGACCAAGCCAAGCAGGTTGCTGAGAACGAGTTAGAGGCGGCAAAAAGGGCTTATAAAGACGCCTATCAGGACGCCGATACCGACGCAATTGTTGCGGCTCAGGAACAAATTGCTAAGGCAACTCTTAAACTTGACAAAGCAACTCAACTAAAACCTTTACAAGTTGAGGAAAAAGAGGTACAAACGCAACAACAGCCGCAAACTGTTGACCGACGTGCTGAGAAATGGCGTAGTCAAAATGATTGGTTTGGACAAAATCGACGTATGACTGCGTTCGCCCTAGGGCTGCATTCAGAGTTGGTCGAAGATCGCGGACTAGATCCATCTTCGGATCGGTACTATCAAGAAATTGATAAGACGATGCGTAAGACTTTCCCCGATTATTTCGGGAGCGATGAGGCT